GCCTCAGGTGACTCTTAGCCTTTTGACAGGCAAAGAATCGGTCAAGGTTACTGGAAAAGTCACTCTGCCGGTTATGGAAGTTATTTCTGGTTCCGATGGCGGGTACACACCTTCCCCGAAGGTGGCGTATACCGTTTTGTCGAAATTCGAAATGGTCCTCCCTAATCGCAGTTCTCTGCAGAACCGTAAAGACGTGTCTGCGTTCCTCAAGAATTTCTTGGCGAACGCGGCCGTTACCAAAGCGGTTGAAGAGTTCGAACGTCCTTACTAAAAAGGATTAACCCTTTATGCCTAAAGCTCAGCTAAAGCATTCTTTAAAAGTCGCCCAGCGACTGCTAAAGAGGTTAGATTGCCCTCGTGCTCTGACTGTCAGCATCATGCTGAAATCAGGGTCTTGGGCAGACATTCTCGCTCTCAAAGCGGTTCCAGAAGATTATAATGATCACGTTGCGTTTAAAGCTGCCTACCAAGCGACCCGCTTGCTTCAAAAAGCGAGTTGGTTGCCGGCCGGTATCGATAAGCGGTCTCGTGCATTAGAAACCTTTTGGGCCGCCGAGTCTAAGTGTGCAGACACTAACTCCTTTTTCAAAGCTGTAATGTCGGGTGACGCCTTAATAAGCGATCCTCGCGTTTCGTCGCTACTTATGGTGGCGAAGCGAAAAATACGTTACATTTTGAGGGGGGTTAGTCCGTTTGCATTCTTAGACCACTGTGGCTTTGGTCCTGGTTCTGACAGCAATACTGCAAATGGCTTTACGGCCACTTACAACAAGCTGTGTACACCAGGTGCCGTTACTCGCGGCTGCTCTGTCTATCTTGACTTTATCGCTTCCAACTCATCGTTGGGGACGGTAATGTCATGGGACATCAGAACTCGAAGCATACAATGCGATCGAACCGCTGGTAATAAGGTCACATTCGTGCCCAAAGACGCGAAGACGCATAGAACCATCGCGGTTGAACCGCGGTGGAACGTCTATTTTCAGAAAGGTATGGGTAAAGTGTTACGTCAATGTCTCCGAGAAGCCGGTACTGATCTCGACGATCAATCGAGAAATCAGTCTTTGGCAAAAATCGGGTCGGTTGACGGCTCACTAGCCACAATCGATCTGAAAAGCGCAAG